GAGACTATTGCTTTAGCTTTTGCACTTACAGAAGAAGCTGTAGAGGATAATCTTTACGACAAACTTAGCACTCGCTACACTAAAGCATTAGCGCGTTCTATGGCTAACACTAAACAAGTTAAAGCTGCAAACATTCTTAACAGAGCGTTTAACGGCTCTTATCTTGGTGGTGATAATAAGGAGCTTTGTGCTACTGATCACCCAACTCTTAGTGGAGACCAAAAGAACGAATTAACAACTCCTGCTGATTTAAGTGAAACTTCACTTGAGCAGATGTTGATTGATATCGCTGATATGAAGGATGAAAGAGGATTAAAGATTGCTCTTAGAGGCATGAAAATGATCCTTCCAGTAAACCTTCAGTTTGTAGCTGAGAGATTGATGAAATCTGCTGGTAGAGTAGGCACTGCTGATAATGATATTAATGCTATCAAATCAATGGGAATGGTACCTGAAGGGTACGTTATAAACAACTTCCTAACTGATACTGATGCTTGGTTCATTAAAACAGATGCACCTAATGGACTAAAACACTTTGTTAGAGCTCCAATTAGAACTGCTATGGAAGGCGATTTTGACACTGGTAATGTTAGATACAAAGCTAGAGAAAGATACAGCTACGGCTGGTCTGACTGGAGAGGTATCTTTGCTTCACCAGGAGCTTAATAACTTTAGAAGGGGCGGAATTAGTTCGCCCCTTCTACCTAGTAAACAGTTACCGAGGCTGGCTAGGCAGTACAGTATAGTGACGAGGTAACTAAAGCCCTATACAGGCAAGGAGTATAACAATGGCTACACATTTTAAAGGCCCAGTACTATTCTCAAATGCATCAGCATTTGAAAACTTAAAAATGTCTATGTGGCCTGATCAATTCACCTATATGGATGATTTTAATCAGGGCGCGTTAGATACAACAAACGATTGGACTATCGTAAAAGATTCAGGTGCATCAGCAGCAATTGCAGCAGATGCTACAGGTGGTGAAGTAAATTTAACTTCAACAGCTACTACTGATAATGATGGTGCATCAATTCAAGCTAAACAAGAATCATTTGCTTTACCAACTACTGCAGGTGATAAACTTTATTTTGAAACTAGAGTAAAAATTTCTGATGCTACACAAACTGATTTCTTAATTGGTTTTACAGAAACATTTGCTACTAATCCAGAAAACGCTTTGCTATCAGCAAACGTTATTGGATTTGTAAAAGTCGATGGAACTGCTATCGTAAAAGGTACTACTGAATCTGGTGGAACACAAACTTTAACAGAGTTTGCTGATACTACAAAATCAACAATGGAAAATGATACTTATGTAACTTTAGGACTTGTTGCTACAAAAGGAACTACTACAGACAAAGTTCAATTTTACATAAACAGAAATTTAGTTGGTACTTCTATTACTAACATTCCAACAGCTAACATGAAAGTGATGGCTATGAGTGTTTCTGGTGATGCTAGTGGAACTAAAGTCACTACAGTTGACTACATTATGGCTGCGCAAAATAGGAACGTAAGCTATAGCTAAACAAATATAACCGTGGATGGGGAGTAATGTCCCCATCCTTTTACAAGGGGAATAAAAATGAGCGAAAACGCGACAATACAATTTGATGGTGAAAGAAAAGCCATCGTTACTTATACTGCAACAATAGCATCTACAACTGCGGAAAATTATACATTTGCAAAAACAGATTTTGCCAATAGTACTACTAATGGGAAAGCAGTCACAAGGTTGGATATTAACCGTGTTTGGTTTAATGTTTCAGCAACTGCTCCAGCTAAAGCTATGACAATAGAATGGAATAGTTCAGGAACTAATGAACTAGCTCTTACTGGACTTTATGCAGGAAATCATGATTTTAGTAGTGTTGGAGGTTTAATTAATGCAAAACCTACAAATTGGGATGGTGGAATTAAAATTCTTTTTAATTCAATCACTAATGATGATACTTGTTCAGTAATGCTAGAGCTTTTGAAACGTTACGATTAGGAGTTTAAATGGCTTATTCAGGTACTACAACATTTAATCTTCAAATTGAAGAACTTATCGAAGAAGCATTTGAAAGATGTGGACTTGAAGTATTAAGTGGATATGATTTAAAAACAGCTAGACGATCTATGAACTTGATGTTCGCAGAATGGGCAAATCGTGGTTTAAATTTATGGACCATTGCTTATGGAACACAAACCATGACTGCTGGTTTAAATTATTATAATGTTCCACAAAATGTTGTAGATATATTAGATGCAACAGTAACAACTACAGGAGCTTCGGATGGAGCAACTGCAGATTTATCTAGTGATAGTTCTACTACAGATGTAGCAATGACTAAAATTTCTACTACTGATTACATGAATCTTTCTCGTAAAGAACAAAAAGCTTCAGGAGATGGAAGACCAGTTCAATTTGCTTTAGTTCAAGGAACAGTGCAAACAGGAGCTGGTACTAATTATGGTAGACCGGAAAATCCAATGGCTTTATTCTTATATCCAAGCCCTAGTTCTGATTTTATATTTAAATATTTTTATATTGGAAGAATACAAGATGCAGGTGCATATGGTAATTATGCAGATGTTCCTTTTTATTTTCTTCCTTGTTTAACTGCAGGATTAGCTTATTATATAAGTTTAAAAAGAGCACCAGCTTTAAGTGCAAACTTAAAATCTGTGTATGATGAAGAATTTCAACGTGCTGCTGACAATGATCGGGAAAGAGTTCCGCTTAGAGTTAAACCAGCACAAGCGTATATACCATAGGGGGAAATATGCCAACATGTAAACATTGTAACCATGAATGTCATTGTAGCAACGGCGCATCGTGCTGCGGTGGACAATGCAATTGTGGAAACTGTGAATGTAAAAAGGAGGAATAATGAGTAATCCGCATTATAGTCAAGTGGCTAATACTAGAAAAGCTTCTACTAAAAAAATAGGACACTATGGTAGAGGTCAAATATCTGATCCAAAAGTTAATAAAAATACTGGAGCTGCAACTACAAAAGGAAATGCACCAACAGGAACTAATAGAGAATTAGGTGGAAAAGAGATTAAAATTGCTAAAGGAACTATTAGTGGAACAGCTCAAGGTATGGGTGCCGCCAAAAAAGGTGGTAAATATCATTGGGTTGGACCGAACGATAGTAAATGGTAATATAATAGATGGCTTACGCTAACGGTAAATACGCTTTATTTATTTCTGATCGTAGTGGATTACAATTTCCCTACACAGAAATGGTAACTGAATGGACAGGTGCAAAAGTTCATACAAGTGAGTATGAACCTAAAGCTCCTCAAATTCAACCTCAAATTCATACACCTGATCCACAGGCTTTAGAATGGGCAAGACCTGCACGTATAGCACCGGTTACTACTCAATTATTAGATGTAAATCCTTTTAGATTTACTTCTGGAAGTACGACAGTGAAAGTATTTATGCCCGGTCATCCTTATAAAACAACTGATAAAATTATGTTTTGGAATGCTACTAATAGTGGTACTGAAGGAACTACCACCCAGTTTCAAGGAATGGGTGTAACAGGAACCGATAAGTTTGGTGTACCACCTTCTGAATTAATGTCAGCTTCTGGTTTTACACCAGCGAGCGTAGAAGAAGATTTTATTAATATAACCATTACATCAACACCTTCTGCGTCTGGACCAGGTGGTGGAAGTGTAGTATTTATTGGACCTACTACGGTGAGCGCATGACAACATATACCGAACTAGTAACACAAATAAGAGATTACACAGAAACAGATGCTAATGTTTTAACCTCTACAATAGTAAATGATTTTATAGAACATACAGAGAACAGAATATTAAGAGATTTATCTTTACCTGTTTTTACTTCTCATCAATATGCTAACTTCACAGCGAGTAATGGATTTTTAACTTTACCTGGGGGAACAGGAATTACTCCTATTTTATTTTCTACAATTAATAGTGTTATGATTTATCCCGCTTCTGGTACAGGAGATAGAACGTTTCTAGAACGAAAAGATGTAAGTTATATGAATGAATATTGGCCGGATAGAACATCTACTGGTACTCCAAAATATTATTCACAATGGGATGATAATACTATATATGTAGTTCCAACACCAAGTGCAGCTTTTTATGTAGAAGTTAGTATGTCTAAATTACCAAATAGACTTACTTCTAGTAATCCTACAACTTGGATTGGTGATAACACACCCGCATTATTATTATATGGGTGTCTTATCGAAGCCTTTAAATACTTAAAGGGTCCAGCAGAAATGCTGCAAATTTATACTCAATCGTATGAAACCGCTTTACAAGAGGTTGCTGCGCAACAAATGGGTCGTGGAAAACGTGATGAATATTCAGCTGGTGTACTTAGAGTACCTAGACCTTCATTACAACCAGGACTTGGATCACAAAAAATAACTCAAGGAGGACAATAATGGCAATAGGATCTTCAGCTGTGTGTAACAGCTTTAAACAAGAAGTTCTTGTCGGAACACACAACTTCACCGCTTCAAGTGGTGATACTTTTAACTTAGCATTGTACACAAACACTGCAACAATAGATGCATCTACAACTGCTTACTCAACAGGCTTAGGCGGACAAGTAAGTGCTAGTGGAACTGGATACGCGCTAGGAGGGAAACCTCTAGTTAGTGCTACACCAACATTAGATGGATCAGTTGCAATTTGTGACTTTACATCATCTGTTTCGTGGACAAGTGCTACGATTACAGCACGTGGATGTTTAATTTACAATACAGATAAAAGTGATAAAGCAGTGTGTGTATTAAATTTTGGTGGAGATAAAACAGCAACAGCTGGTACTTTCACTATAGAATTTCCTAACCCGGCTGCATCAACTGCTATCATACAATTAGCGTAGGTACCTCATGGTATTTAAAGTTAATGATAGAGTAAAAGAAACCACGACTACAACTGGCACAGGTCCAGTAGCGCTTGGCGGCACGTCAGCTGGTTTTGATACTTTTGCTACTGGCATTGGTAATAGCAATACTACTTACTATACTATCGCTCATCAAACAGCTGATGAATGGGAAGTAGGGTTAGGGACACTTGATGGCTCTAGTGCTAATTTAACAAGAACAACTGTCTTTACTAATTCAAATGGTAATACTAGCCAAGTAACGTTTTCTGCAGGAACAAAAGATGTATTTGTTACATATCCTTCAAGTAAAACGATGGAAGAAATTTTAACTACTCAAGGTGATATTTTGTATGCGTCCTCAGCAAATACACCAGCAAGATTAGCTAAAGGATCTGCCAATCAAGTATTAGCAATGAATGCAGGTGCGACTGCACCCGAATGGGTAGCTCCTACATCAGGGGATATTACAGGAGTAACAGCAGGAACAGGATTATCAGGTGGTGGTTCATCTGGAGATGTTACAGTTGACATAGCAAACACGGCTGTGACGGCAGCATCATACACAAATGCTAGTATAACAGTAAACGCTCAAGGACAACTAACCGCGGCATCATCAGGAACAGCAGGAGCGTCTGCTGGATTTGTAATTGCAATGGCCGTCGCCCTATGATACAAGGATAATTTATGGCACAAGATTTTGAAAGAGCTGTTGCAGCGGATGGATCAGGAGACGTAGCTATT